AATCTGCCTAAGCGCCGTCAAGCACTTATGTTGATTTTGAAGATGGTTAGGCCAGTCCTTGATAATCCGCTGCCGCCAATTCATCCCAATTCCTCTACGCGGTAGGTACTCTCATCGCCCTTGGGGAACACCCACCCCTTGATGGTCAAAATTTTCAAACCAGTGTTTTATCCAATGCCTCAATTTCTTCATCAGACAAACACTCTGCGAACTCACCCCAAGCTTCTACAGCAGCATTCCTATATGCCTTCGCTGCTTCAACTCTAGTTGCAAACCTACCAAGGAATTTTGCCTTGCCATCAATGGTAATTAACGCTGCCCATTGACCTCGAGATTTCTGCCAGCTTACACCTTTGAAACCTGAGGTATTTGTAGACCACCAAGCATTAGCTTGATTTTGACTATTTGTAGCAAGACGTAGGTTTTCAAACCTATCATCATCTCGCACGCGATTAGCATGATCCACAAATATAACAGGGTCTTCACCAGTCACCATAAACCAAGCAACACGCGCCGCTCGATAGTCGAACCCCTCCATCTGAATATAGCGATATCCATTCGCGTAAATGGAACCAGCTCTGTCTCCGACAGAAACAGCAGGGGAAGGTGATATCCTCCAGAATAACTCTCCCGTTCGCGGGTTGTATTCAAGGATATCATGTATCCAACTACCAAGCGTGCGAGTTACATCTGCCATCCGGCACCCCCCGTTACAAAAGTGAGACCGCTACACCCGTATTTTACATATCCTCACTGGTATACCTGATCAGCTACCACACACGCCCACTCGGGACGGATCCACAAGTATCCATACAACACATCGAGCCTGGTAATAAGCTGGTCAGTTCCGATGAAGTAGTCGGTGACCATCCGCATACTTACCCCGTCGAACTCCTCTCTTGCAGCCTCATGCACATTCCGCGGCATCTCCAGGTCCGCCGTCGCCAGCGTAACCGCCTCCGGTGCATACGCAAAGTTCTTGGTGTATTGCGTGCTCGCCGCCAGACCCAGCGCCGGGTTCACAGCTGCACCATTCGCCGGACTCACATCCACCGTCTGATACTGCTGAGGGATGCCAGGACTAAGCTGCGGGACAATCGCAGGATAGATCGGGATGCTCGTCGCACCAGCAGGCACATTCGCTGTCACCGCAAAGGTCCGAAGCCGCCCATAACTCTGCTTCGTAATACGATTGACCGCATGCACTCCAGCAATAGTAATGATATCGCCCAGGTTGAGACCATTAGCCAGCGCATTCACCGTCAGACTCAGGCCGGTCTGCCCAGCCCCATTCACGGTCGCCGAGCCTTGAGCCAGCGCACCATTGGTATGGGTGATAACCGTCTGGTCCGCCATCCAGATGAAACCCAGCGCATCATACATCCTGCCAGTGACATACTGCCTTGAAATCTCCGGAGCTGGGTTGAGGAGGCCAGTCAGGGATGAAACAACACTTGCTTCGGTATCGGGCGAGTTGACAATCTTCCAATTGGCAACCGGGCTCGAGTTGTTGCGAAGCGTAGCACCGGCCCTCAAATAGGTGGAAGCAATTGGTGCAATAACATTCTGGCTGGAGTCCAAATTCGCACTAATATTGCAAATACCGCCCTCACCACCACCAATCAGATCAACAGCTACCTGGCCAGCGAGGTTATTGACCATAGGAGCAAGAATACGACGGGAATAATCGTCGAGGCTAAGAGTACGATCAGCCATGCTAAATGCCACATCCACATGTTTCTGGGTGGCCAGAACAAGGGTGGTGGACTGTTCTGCGGTGTCTTGGACATTCAGCGCAGGCCCCGTCGTAACAGTGAAGTCGTTAGGAAGCCGAATACGCAGGGACGAACCAATCTTCGCGCCGGTGACAGCGAAGCTATCGTCATACTGCATATCCACATTCTGCAGGAATGCATTGCTGTTCTTCCACAGCCGCACTGCCTCACGGGTAATCATGTTAATAGTAAGAAGTTGATTAGGCACTGTTCATCTCCCCAAATTCGCAGCCACGCTGCTGGTTGCAGTCAAGCCCGAAGGCAATACCGACTTTGCAACCGTCGGAGAGGTGAACACCAATCTTTCCGCCGATTGGGAGGCGATCACCAGTCTATACGCCGACTGGGAAGCGAACACGGCTAACGCCGGACATTCCTTGCAGCTACCTGCTCGTTTCTTCTTCTCATCCACTCTTCCGTTGACATCTGATCTGACCCAGGATCATCTGGGCTAGTACTCGTCCTCTGCGCCTGTGCACTCGTCGCCGCCGGATTAATCGGCCTTGGAGCCCTACTCAACTCCTGTACAGGTCTATCAGCCATCCTCGTCAACGCAACTGTCATCTGCCTTGGGTTCATACTAAGTATGCGGCTTGCCTCATCCAGATCTCCGCCCAATGCATGAATTAGCTTCGCTGCTTCCCCTGTCTCAAGCGCTGCATTCAAAAACTCATTATACCTAGCCATGGACTGCGGGTCCATATTATCCACCAGCCCAACTAATCTCCCCACCTGCGCATCAAAGTCCGGGTAAATCTTTCTCCCCGCTATCGCAACCTCATCACACCTTCTATTAAACTCCTGGTTAGCCGCCAGTATTTGAGCCCTCTGCTCAATTTGATCATCAATGGTCGCCCTATCAGGCGGAGCATTAGGCGGTGGTGGTGTCTGATCTCGGAATTGACCATTGGGATCACGTGGTTGGGCCTGAGCCCGGAGCCTTTCCAGCTCTGCCCTTTGTTCCCTATTCCTTGCAGTCAGCTCACCAATTCGCCTATCCCGCCAATCCGTCCTTGGCGGCTCAGCAGGCGGTTCTACTGGAGGCTGCCCATCCGTGCCAGAGGGTGGCGTTGCAGGAGCACTACCAGCCGGGGGGTTAACTGGCGGAGTCGTCTGAACATCCTGTACCTGCCCATTGGGCTGCCCAGGCTGTTGCGACCCCGGCTCCTGCACACCAGTACCAGGATCTTGCCCTGGGTCCTGACCACTTCCTTGATTTCCAGCCATCTTACGAGCCCCCTCGTCTCAGATAGGATATTGCAGACATCAATATTGCAGGATTATCATAAAACATACCTAAACCAGTATTACAATTGGAACATAACAGACCTCTGATCTCATTAGTCGAATGATTATGGTCTATAAAAAGCCTTCTGTTATTACTAGGCTCAGCACCACATATCATGCAAAGCTCTCCAAATTCACTTACCAAGCTCTCATATACCCAATTCTTTTTAAGACCAGAACATAGATGACATACATTACTACTCTTTGGAAAAGCAATAAATGGTTTGGGACTATTACATCTATTACAAACTCTAATCTCCATTCTTTTCAACTCAGAAGGAGCATAAAATTCCCCCTCCCAATAAACATCCGGTTTCTTATCTTGAGCCATGACGATCCATATTATTTGGTTAGAACCAGTAAGTCAAGGGTGGAACAAATTATTCGGCGAAATGGTGGGTCAGTGTATTCTTCTAAACGGAGCTGTTCCAACCCTTCTATTCCTCAGCACTTGATCCTGTTCCAATATAACCATAATCTCCTCTTTCAGACTTTCAGATACATCCGGTCTTGTCAGCATTACCGTCAATGTAGCCCTAGCAAACTCCAAGCACGAGCCCCAATTCTTCTCAATAAATGCCTTCTCTAATGCCTTCCCATCCTTCCCAGGATTTTGCTTCTTCCAGGCATCAAAAAACAAATTATTCCCCATCATACTCTCATAAAGCTCTCCTGCCGCTGCCTTCGCAACCTCCCTCACCTTTACATGACAGGCCCTCTGCCCCGTCCCACTCACACTACTTTTGAGCATATCCGCCTCTCATCGGTATAGAGCCTTTAAGTCCAATAGTTGGATTATAAAGAGGTTGAATCATAGGTTCCTGTTCTAACCTCCAAGCGTCCATATTCTCCCCAGCCAGCGGATCATGATCCACCGGGAATAGCTTATACATATTCTTTCCATCCCAATGAGTTATATTCAAGTGCCTTCCATCAAACATAACATAATTATATGGAGTAACCCCACTGAAAATCTGAAAATCATGTCTATTCTTATCAAGCCAATCAATAGCATGATCATAATTAGCTGGATCATAGTTAAATAGATAGCCATGATGATATGGATTTTCTCCTTCACTCTTGAGCCTAATTATATTATCTCTTTCACTCTCAAGATGATCCATAATTTTATCAATAGCTACATTAGCATTACCTTTAGCTGGTTCTACAAAACTTTTGTAAAACATATTAGGGTCATCATACCTAAGATAATCAAATACACCAGGAGTATTTATATTATCTCCCTTATAAAGCAAAGCCTGATCACCACCACTATCCCAACCTTCAGCTCGGAATTTCATTCCTGGTATTCCAATATCATCTAAGTGCTTTGATGCCTCTTTCTTCAAATCAATTCTACTTGGAAACTCATAGATTTTACTATAACTATCTTCTAATCTGCGAACAATACTATCATAAATAGCAGCTCCAGACCTATCTCTAGCTGAACTATAAGGGTCCTCAAAAGCTTTACCCACCATACTATTCCTAAGCTTCTCTTGTACAGAGTCTGATTGCCCAGAAAAATTCTTATCCCAATCCAACAACTCATCTTGTTCTGGAATGACATGAATGTCCAAAAACGCTCCTTCATTACCCTTATAACCTCCAACAGCTTGTTTATACCCTGCAGCCTCTTGAGGCATTCCACTTATATAATGCCCCCAAGCATGCTCTGCAATCAAGCCAGGTATATTTGTCCCTTCTCCAGTACCAATGAACTCATTCCTAAATCCTTCAAATGGAACATCTATGCCAGTACCGTGCCATGCTGGGAAATGCTCCACAACTCCAGTTTGAAGCGGCCCACCAAGAGCCCTAATTCCAAGCCCTGCTTCAGCCAACCTCCCCGCATACGCCGCCGGATCAAGGCTATTAACATACCCAGCATAAGGAGTCCTCTCTCCACTCAATATCTGCCCTGGAGGCTTAATCAAATTCTCCCATACATCCCCCGCAACGCCTCTTGCTCCCCTCCAAAGCAGATTTGTCGCTCCCCTCACCAATGCCTGAGCCCCAGCAATCTTAGCCGCTTCCGGATTGCTCGGGTCCGGGTCAGCAAACAACCCCGGCGTCAGTAAATTATCAGGGGAAGCCGTCACTTCGTTCTGCCTTTCTTCTTATGTAAAGAGGTTCTCATACATCCGAGACTGCGCAATCGCCGCCCCTGGATCGGACCTTCTCATTCCTCCCATTAATGCGTTAGTCCCACCACCCACAATAGGTTGAGGAGCAGGCAAGTACCTCGTCTGAACAGGCGACTGCCTCGGTCCCAAATCCAAGCTTCTATCTCTTACGTCAATCGGCCCAGCATTGCTCTGCCCTGCCTGCTGTACCTTAAACGGATCATATCCTACCTGCATAGGAGTCAGCTTCATCCCCTTCAACGCTTGTCCCAGCATCTGCAGCATAAGGCTTCTTCTAATTGTTGCGTCAGCTATTGTATTTGTAGTCGGAGGTGGCTCATATCCTCCTGATGGCTCGCCTGCTCCTGATGGCCCGCCTGCTCCTCCTGGCGCCTTCACATCCACATTAATAGTGGCTGGATCAGTACGTGTACCAGTCCCTCCTCCTACAGACGGCCTAACCTTCAAATTAGGATGTTGCCCCTCAGGCAGCATGAACAAATCCGCCTCTGCTGCTCTCCTCTGTGCAAGTTGCGGCATATAACCAGATTTTACTCCAGTAACTACTCCATGCCTTAACAAATCAGAAGTTCCCTGCATATCACCTGCATTAAGTCTTTCTGCCATATTAGTAGGGAAGTGACCAACATTATAAGTGTAAGAAACCAATGCCTCTTTCTGATTATCATTCAGCTTATCATACCCTGGTACCTGTGCTTTCACCATACTCTCATACTTATCCCAGTCTGCATTGAATATCGCCTCTTGCTGCTCCGCTGTAATATTATTAATCGGTACATTTCCTATAGAAGTTTTAATAAACCCACTGCTCCTTTCATCAGGCGTTATCAAATGCCCATAACCAACATCAGTAAATCCTTGATCACCATACTGTTTAAGACTTGGACCTTCATAACTTTTAATAAAATCCCCCCTCGTATACGCCGCTGCTGGAGGAGCCAACGGATTAGTTGTCGGTGATGGCCCCGGTGCAGGAGCCCCTGTCCCTTGCACACTCGGCGCACTTGTACCGCTTGGATTTCTAGTCTGCCAC